CCTTGTTGAAAAGAACCGCGCCCGGGCTGCCGAAGGCGTTCTTACCACAGACGTTGACGGATTAAGAACTCGCGTTACCGCAGTCGAAGGCTCTTACTCTGGCCTCGTTAGCGATATGGATAACCTCGAAGGTTATGCTCAGGACATCCGAAGCGACCTCGATCAGGAACTTATTGATCGCGCTAACGGCGACTCGGCCCTCGAAGCTCGCATCTTGTCTCTCGAAACTAAGAAAAGCTACGCGCACGAAAAGGAAATGTTCACAGCTGCCGCTCCGCTTATTTCGATCACCCTCTCAAAAGAAGCGGCAGAGAAGTCCCTAGTTGTATTCGTTGGACGCCTCGCCCTTCACGCTGGCGAAGATTACCTGGTTTCAGTTGTTGGCGGTAAAACCGTCCTCACTTGGCACGGCGACTTCGCAGTCGGTGGCGTTGAAGCTATCGCAGTCGGCGACCAGATCCGCGTAATGTACAACTACCTCGTGTAATTTAAACCTAAAGCGAGCGTCCACAGCTAAAACTCTGGGCGCTCGTTTTTACCAATAAAGGATTAAATCAATGGCAACTCTCTTAGTAAGAAAAGACGGCTCCACTCCGTATCAAACAATTCAATCAGCAATCTATACCGCCGTTGCTGGCGATATAGTTGACGTTGGACCCGGCACCTTCAATGAAAACATTGAGCTTAATAAAAGCATTACGGTTCAAGGTGCCGGTAAAGACCTCACTTTCATTCAAGGTAAATTTACTAACGATACCTTCGTTTGTTCTTGGTTCGCTGGCGATACTGTAATCAATGCGGTCTCCACAGCTGGCGCAATTAAGGGCAAGGGAGTTTCAGGCTCTAACATTACGACCGGCTCTAAAATTGCCGAAGTAGTAAGCGGCACTCAGCTTCGTTTAGATCTCGCTACTGCCACGACAGGCAACTACTCGAAGACCGCCGTAAGCATTACAAGCGGTAGCTCGACCATTGTTCTCCCGAGCACAACTTCAGTCGTGGTCGGACATAAGGTCGAAGGCACAGGCGTTAACGCCACAATCACCGCATGGAACAGCACAACTAAGACCATTACTCTTAGCTCGCCGGTTACGCAGTCGGGCCCAAACGTGGTGCTCACTTTCAGAGTTCCGCGCACTAGCGTCACCGTTACCCAGACCACTAACCCGAGCTCTTCAAGCGTTCCGGCCTCGATCATGGTTTACGGCACAACGAACGGCCTTCAAATTAAGAACCTCTGCGCGATTGGCTTCGACGGTAACGTTGGACAAGAGGCCGCGGCCTTAGGACTTACCGCCGGCACAGCTCCAGGCCACGTTAATTTTATGATCGACAACTGCCGATTCGTGGCCGATGGCGACAGCGCCGTTGCCACCGGAAACAATGCCAACCTTAACGGCGGCACTTTTCAAAACTGTATTTTCGACGGTAAAACTTTTTTAGGCTCCGAACCTGCCGACGTCCCGGGATTTTCTACTTTCACCACAAGTGCCGTGGTTCAATCCGTTAGTGCCAGCACCTCAGTTATTCGCTTTACAGACCTTCGCGGAATTGTAATCAACTCAACCATTACATGCACCGAGGCCTTTGCCGGCACCGGCACGGTAACGGCTATTAGCGGAAACGACGTTACAATCAATAAAGTAATGTCAACGCCGGTTGGATCTACCGTTTCGACGATCTTTACTAACGTGCAATATAAAGTTCCTAACGTGGCGCGGAGTTTGGTCTATATTGGCCAAAACATTCAACCCTGCAACTCTCAAAACCTTACCTTTAAAAATAACCACCTTGTTGGCCAAAGCGGCGCCTATATTGCCTCTAGCGGTAATCGCGCGATGTTTAACTCCGCAGTTACCTTTGAAAGCGTTAACGGACTATGTGAAGGAAATGTGATCGATGGGCAGTTCGGCGTTGGCGATCCAAACCCGCTCTTAGCTAACTGGGCGATTCGCGCTCGCCAAGCCGGATGCGTAGTCCAAAACAACACTAACATCGAACTCGGCGGACGAGTTAACTCCGGCTACCTAATTGGACTCGACGCAGGTCAAAACATCGGCACTAACGTGTCGGTAGTTCAAGACCTCGTTAGCTCAAATCAAGAGACATCTGGGGATAAAGTTAAATTCAAAATGTCCCGAGAAATCGTTGCTCAGGCATCGAAGGTCCAGAATAGCCCGGTATTCTCAAATCAAGCTAACTGGAAACTCGTCACCTACGTCTTTAAGAAAGTCGGTAGCGGTCAGCGTATCGTGTCCACTTTCCGAGACCTAAACGCCGAGAAACAAGTTGCCCTGAAAGCAGGCATGCTCCCAGGCGATTCGTTCCAGCTGGTTAAAGTTATCCTAAGCAATGCCGCTCGTAATCTTTTAGTAATTAAACGTGCTGAGCTAAGCTCGCCCGAGTCGTACGACTTCGTTCTTAAGTAACTATTCCGGCCCTTGGTTCCTAAGCCGAGGGCCGTCTTTCTAATAAGGAAAATATGGCCAAAACTGGAAGACCTAGAAAAGAGTTCCCTTGGGAAATCGTCGATACCGCTTGCGCTGTAAACGCCGACTTTAACATGATTCAACACCTGCTTAACATGCAAGGTTACTCGATTTCTAGGTCGCTTCTAGATCGCGCTATTAAGCGAAAAGAGGGCTGCACTTTCGATGAATATAGAAACAAAAGATTAGACGTCACACGAATAAAGCTGCAGCAGAAAGCAATCCAGATGGCAATGAGCGGTCATGCCGTGCTTATGATTTTCTGCCTAAAAAACCTTTGTAAGTGGCAGGACACAATTAAGGAAGACGTTACGGTTAAGAACGATAACAAGACCGTCGTCGTCTACAAAACGACTTGGGGATCCTCCAACGAATCCCCGTCGACTAAGGATGAGGACTAATCGACCAGGTTTTTACTCTCGTTAATAATAAGAGCCCTAAGCAGGTCAGAGCGGGTTAGGTTTCGAGCTTTAGCGAGCGCGTCAAGCTTGTATATTAGAGCTATGGTTAGGCGCACGTTAATCATTCGAGTCCGTTCGGTTGATTTCACGCCTCTGGTCATTCGATTTCGGCCCTTAATTGGCTGGCATATCGCGACACCTCGGCTTCTAAAAGCGCCCTAGGATTAACCTTTAAAATCTTCGAGAGGTCCTTAAACTTGGCCACCGGCACCGAGCATATTTCGCGCTCGTAGTTGCTTATCATTTGGCTCGAGGTATAGCCAAGTTTCTTAGCTAGTTCGATTTGGCTTAGGTTCTTTTCAAGCCTAGCTTTCTTTAAGAGCTTACCGGGCGTTAAAATTTCCATATTTATTTCCTTTATTTTGTTGTTTACAGCCACCTAAACTTGTAATAACTAATGCGTAAAGTAGTCAAATTTAATCCGATTCGTCAGTCATTTACCGCTCGCATACCGGGATAAAAGTATGCGGCTTGAGATGATCGCGAGGCGGGCCCTAGCCATAGACGGCTAACCTTGCATAGAAACGCTTCGCGATCACCTGAGGCGCCTTTGATTGCTTTGACGTGTGCGCGGTCTTTGGCGTCCTCAATTTCTAAAAGCGAGTAATATGGGTTGGATTAAGATTTCAGACTTTAATACCGGAAAACCTATTTACCCTAAAAACAGCATTTTCGTTCGACCTGGCGAAGAAGCTCCCAAAGGTTACTCGTTCCAGTATAACACTCGCATAAGTGCCGGACAGTATCGCGCAAGCGAAGTCGAGCGCGGTCAAACTATTACCGACTCTAAGCAAGTAACCGACGACCTCGATTTAGAGGTTGAAGTTTGGGCTAAAAATTAACACGATCATCTAGTGTTAGAAAAACAAGTTGAAGCTAGACTCGAGCTCTACTCTCCGCACGCCTTGCAGTTGAAAATGCATGAATCGAATAAGCGTTACCGCGTCGGTAGCTGGGGGCGCCAGTCTGGTAAGTCCACGTTTGGGATTAACGAGATTCTAATGCGTGCGTGGCTAAACCCCGAAACCCGCTATTGGTTCGTTTCTCCGACCTATCCACAGGCGCGGGTAATGTATCGACGGCTTATCGGGACGCTCTTTAGCTCAAGTAATATAATCTTTAAGAAGAACCAAACCGAGCTAAGAGTAAAGCTTATCAATCAGTCTGAGATTAGATTCGTGTCGGGCGAAGTCTTCGATAACCTTCGCGGCGAAACCCTCCACGGCGTTATCATCGACGAGGTTCGAGACCAGCATCCGGACCTCTGGCCAATGGTTATTCGGCCAATGCTATCGACCACTAAGGGCTGGTGCTGTTTTATTTCCACGCCTTCGGGCTTCGATGCCTTTTACGACCTCGCTCAACGTGCCGAAACGGATCCCGATTGGGAGCTCTTTAAAGCGCCCTCAACGGCTAACCCACT